CCTCTATGAGGGAATGATTGCCCAATTGGAATCTCAAGTAACGAAATTGAGAGCTGTTATCGATGATCTAGAAAAGGATTTAGATGAGGAACGTGAGGAGAACACTCAGCTTAGAGCAAAAATCAGAGATCTTGAAGACAAAACTGATGAATTAGAAGAGGAAATCTATCAACTTAAGCTGAAGTTGACAAGACTAACTGCATAAAGAAATTCCCTGTAACAAACCTGGTGTGGAGGCTGTTACAGGGAATTTCTATTGAGGAAGGTATTAGTAGATATACCCTGACTTAGTCCACATAGGGATGATGAAATCTGCTGCCTGTACAGCTATGTAGTCTGTAGTGTCGTTGCCGAAATCCTCTACAGTACACTGATACGTCTTGCGAGTACCAGGAAGAAGATCCTCACTGAAAGGCTGATCACAAGAGAACTGAGATTCACCAGCAGTAGAGACAATGACCTGAGAACGATCCTGCTTAGCTTCTGCTACCCAACCGTTAGGAGCATTGAAAGTAACTGTGAATTTACCAGACTCAGGCTCAGAGACAGTGATCTTGAGACCATAGGCATAAGTAAAGGTCTTACCGAACTTCAACGTAGCTGGTGTAGGGATTTCTTCATCAGTCAGAGGTTTATTAAACCTTTCTTTCCAGTCAATGCTAGGAGAAGCAGTAGGAATAACTTCTGATGGCTCTATGGGGCTCTCAGGTGCCTTAGAGCATGCTCCTAGAGCTGCAATCAGCAGCATGGGGATGATGAACTTACGCATGGTTGACCTTTCTTAGAAGAAAAATGCCTAGTTCCAGAAACCATTGTCACTAGCGATTAGTGCCAGCAACTCAGTAGCCCAGCAGAGCCTACCATGAGCCATAGCCTCACAGGAGCATTTAGGAGCGTGCTTGCGGTAGATACGAACGTGGTGATCCTCGTTACCGGAACGAGAAGGAATCTTAGCAGTAACACACGTTGCCCACTTACGACCACGACCGGAATCTGAACCACTCATCTTGATGACAGTCACATCAAAGCCATAGTCACTGACGGTGTAGATGTCAGCAGTAACGTCAGGGGATGTGAGCAGGGCGTTCATGGTGACTCCTTCGTTGTGTCTTGCTGATAGGAAGAACACTAGTGGCTTGAGGCTTAAGTGTCAAGTCCGATTTGGTATATTAATTAATAGATCGGAGGTTATGAATATGAGTATGGATAATCCTGTATGGAGACGTCGTTTCTTTGATAGGTACAACAACAAAGGTCCCAAAGGTGATAAAGGAGAACCAGGACCAGAAGGTAAGCAGGGTATTCAAGGAGAACAAGGAATAGAGGGTCCTCAAGGTGAGATAGGGGAAACAGGAAGCATAGGTCCACAAGGAATAGTAGGAAGTACAGGACCACAGGGACCTAAAGGTGATAAGGGAGACACAGGTGTAGCAGGAGCTCAAGGTATCCAGGGAATCCAAGGACCAAAGGGTGATACAGGAGCTACTGGTGCAACAGGTCCACAAGGACCATCAGGAATCAGTTCAGCTACATTGACTATTGGTTTTGGTAGTGCCAGTTTGAATGCCCTAGTCCTAGGAGGAACACAGAATGTTACTGTTCCTCTCGATGTTACCATGCCTAACAATACTTATACAGTCAAGACAAGAGCAGAGGCAGGAACTAATTTACTTTCCATGTTGACCTTCACTGTACTTTCTCGTTCTACTACGAGTGTAAGTATCAGGGCACAGGCTGTAGGTCTGGCTTCTGTTGCTGCTGTCTTGAGGGTTAATGCTTATTCATTAGTTATTGGTTAAGGAGAAAAATAGATGTTTGAAGCACATATTGAATGTTGGATGTATGACGCTGATACCGCTGATTGGTTAGCTACTGATCCTGGTTGGTTGGCTGTGCAATACGATGATGCTAAAGATATTGCTGTAGCTAATGGTAAGACTCCTACAGGAGCTGTTAGTTTGAAGAGTTATACATTGATAGGTCCATTGAATGATGGGCTAGATTATGACTTTGTGTATGAAGTAGCAGTAGCTTAAAAAGGTTTTACATAACAACAGTAGTCCTTGTTATAGAAGAAGAGTCCTGGGTCTTGCAAAGGATCTAGGACTCTTTCTGTGTAGCTTAAAAAGGTTGTACATAACAACAGTATTCCTTGTTATACAGTACTTGTAGATCTTCAAAAGGTTGTACATAACAACAGTATTCCTTGTTAGTGTGGTTTGTTCATGCTGATGTACCAATCATAGCCCATGGATTTATCTTGAAGATTATGATACCTACGTGTTACTAATTTTAATTTCAGCAGTGTATGCAAATACCTGAAAACACTCACTGATGGAACATTAGTATGCTCAGCTATTTTATCTACTGTTTGATCAATGCAATAAGTATCAGGACCATATACTAATAATAAAGTCTCCAGGAATTTAACAGATTTACTTTCTCTCGAACAAGCTCTTTCAAAAGGATTAGGGTTAGGATTATCTCTTTGCTTCGGTGCTCTGGCATTGTATCTAGCATAGGAACATTTCTTGCAGACTCTTTCTAATCCATCCTTAGTTGCTTTATTTTTGTAGAACTCACTTGTAGGTTTTTCTTTACCACAAGGTGCACAATATTTGACAATAGCCATGTGATCTTCCTCTCATTATGGTTTTTTAGATAATTCCTGCCGATACTACAATTATCGGACTAAGTGAAAGGACAAAGACAATGGTCAGTGCAACAAGAAATTACAATATCGCCAATGAGACAGGCGAGTTTATCTACAACGATACTAAGGTGTATCTGTTTCCTCTAGTCTCAGCAGGAATCGCACTAGGATTAGCTGCATTCTTCAGGCTAGGTATGTGGACAATGATAAACTTTACTGAATATAACAATCCTTGGCTTGTGACAATAGGTGCTACAATCCTTATCCTTATTGTAGCTGGATTACTCATTAAGCTAGGTTCTGACCTGTACAGGTTACGAGAATTTGTCAACAGCGAACTACATCTACAAAAGCAAGCTAATATTTCAGGTTGGGTTATAGCCTCATTCTTTGTATTCGCTATGTGGGAGAACTTCGGAGAGTGGATGTTCGGTCCATTAACTCTAGTCTACTTCGTAGTAGGTGCTCTAGGAATTTCAGGATCGTGGGCTATCAGGCGTTGGTCTGACAAGCGTAAGGCTAGAATGCCAGTTGAGGAAGTTATCAAAACCTCATTCTGGGAGGAAGCAGGATTCGGCTCTACTAATGAAGTAGCTTGTCATGCTATTGCAGGAGGTTACCTACACAAGATTAAGCTAGATCCTAAAGTAACTACTAAGGATCTACAGGATAAGTCAACTTTGATTGCAAAGAATTACAATACTAATGTTAAGAAAATCCGCATCGTTGAAGATCCAGATGATACTAATTACGCTCACATTACTAAATTCGATAATGAGCCATTCGCTAATGAGAAGCTTTGGGTAGGTCCACACAACCCAGGTGTTTCTATTGCAGAGCCTATTGAGATTGCAACTTATGATATTGGAAATCGTCAAAGTATTTACCTTTCAGGTAAGAACAATGCCTCATGTCACCACTGGTTGACTGTAGGTATGAGTGGTTCAGGTAAGACTTATGCATGGCAGAACATCTACGCATCTGTTCTTAACCGCAGGGAAGTAAGCCTAGTCTACATTGATTCTTCAAAAGGTGTTGCTTCTGGAATGCCTCTAGCATCAGGAATCGAATGGTTTGCTTGGGATATGGATTCAGCTATTGATGTTATCTCAGGAATCCAGAGAGCAATCAAGGCACGACAGAGCTACCTTACTCAGAAAGGACTTCCTTACTGGAAGCCTGGATGCGGAATTAACTTCATTATCTTCCACGTTGAGGAAGCAGCAGACTACATCAGCAACAAAGAAGCTAACGACAAGTTGACTCACATTGCTAGGGCTGCTCGTTCTGCTGGAATTGCATTGATCTACTCTCTACAGCGTGCTACTAACAAAGAATTGCCTGTAACACTGAGAGAGCAGCTAGAAGGACGTATGACTTTCAAGGTAGGACAGAAGAAAGAAAATGCCCTAGCCCTTTCTGGAACTTCTCAGGAAGCAGGAGCACAGGCACAGAACATTCCTGTTAAGGGTGGTTTCTACATGACTTCCCCTTACATCGATGATTTCTATGCTGGGAACGTTCTTCGAGTAGATGCATTTGATGAGGATGATCTTATGCGTGCAGTAGAGATAGGAAAAGATAACAGAACTCCGTTGGATAATGTTACTGCTTCAGCATTTGGATCTGCATATATCAACTACCGAAATGAGGTATCAAACGGAACAACAGAATGGCAAAGGATTCGCAACAACAGAACTTTTGATATCAAAAACGATGACACAGTCGAGTATCAAAATATCAAAACTGAGTATCAAACTTTTGATACCGGTATCAAAAATGAAGATATCAAAAGTAACCGTTCCCAGAATCTCAAGAGTGATCCACAAGCAGAGAAAGCAAAGTTGCTTGAATATATCAAAAGTATCAAAAGTGTAAATGAGGAATTTACCTTCACAGAAATCCAGAAAGATTACACTGAGAAGTTTGGTGTAGTTAAAGGAACTGTATGGACAAGGATGCGAGCACTAGTGGATGAGGATAGTCTAGGAATGAATGGTAAGATGTACTTCCTCAAGTAAAGTTTTAGGCAACCTCCTAGAACCGGTTTTAGAGAGTTTTAGAGCCGGTTCTAGGAGGTTTTTGCATTGGTTTTAGGGCTAGTTTTAGGGTGGTTTTAGGCTAAAAGAGCAGGTCAGTATAGGGAGAGGGAGGGAGAGAGCAATCCTTCCGTAAGTAAGGCGAGGTTTTAAAATAATCCTTCCGTAAGTATGCCTGCTACAATGCCCCTACAGCCCTCTGAGAGCCACGGAGAATAAAGTTTAATTCAGATGTGAGGACTTGGCAGGGTAGCCAATAAAAATAGAAAATAAAATGAATAAAGAGAAAGAAGAGCAGCAAGCGATGAAGGATAACAGCACAGAGAAAAGAGAGAATGCAATGATGGAAGAAATATTAAAACATCAAAGGATTGATGTATCAAAACTGAATATCAAATCTATCAAAAGTATCAAAGAGAATCTATCAAAAAATTTATCAAAACATCAAACTTTTGATATATCAAAAGTCATGTATCAAAGTATCAAAAACCTAGGTATCAAATTTTGATATATCAACTTTCCTGGTTTTGATACTTTTGATGTTTTGATATCAACTTTTGATACGCTGATTTGATGTATCAAAAGCTGCTTTTGATACATGGTTTTTGATATCAAAAATTTGATACGAGTTTTGATACTTTTGATATTCAGTTTTGATACCGCTTCCTTTACACTTCACTATCCGATGTGTTATAGTAGTAGACATCTTCACACTAAGGACAGCCATCCTGAATGTGAAGAAGCTCACACAACTGATATCTCAATTCATCGAACTTAGGTGGCTCTTCGTCCGATGAGAGATGTTAGAAGCAACAAACCTCGCTTTCCTTTGGTCGGGAAAACAGTTTTGGTTAAGCCCGGATTGCTTCAGTAAAACGGAGTGATCCGGGCTATCGGTTTTTATAGCCGATTGTTGCTCAGTAAGACCTAGGACCAAACCGATACAAAACTGTTAACGGGTCTCACCAGCCCACCGAATCAAAGATGTGCGAGGAAATGGTAATGAAGAAAATTAGACTTCCCAAGGATGAGAACATAGCTAAAGGCTATGCGGTAATTACTCCTACTGGAATTTACGTAAAACCTATCTCAAACAAGTTGATAGGTTATGTTGACTCAGGTCATATCAAGATTGATGAGTGGGGAAATCCTTACACTACAGACCAATTTGATAAAGACATCAAAGCTCTCACTAAGCCAGAACCTCAGCCTTTATCTACTGGCTTTGACAAGATGCTTGAGGCTTTAGAAATTGATGAGATCAACACTCTTTCTGAGAAGATCAAGACTAACTATCCTCAATCTTCTTTCCACTGGCTACTTGAAGGTAAGCCAGCAGAGCTAGAAGCTCTAGAAAACCAACTACAGCGTAAATTAGATGCTTTCTGGACTCCTGAGCGTAAAGCTATCACAGCAGCCAATAAGAAAGCTTTAGATGACTATGAGACTGCTGTAATTCGTATTGAGAATCTTCGTAGCGATTTAGAGATGACCTTTACTCAGCAGGCTAGCTATAAGGCTAATGCTGTTGCTAGGAAGAATGATCCTGTCCTAGCCGCTACTCAAGATAAAATCTCAGCCATCATTACTGATAAGAAGCGTTCCTCTGAAAAGAAGGTACTTGCTGTAGCCGCAGGGGTAAAGTCAGCTAATGCATCCTTTAACGCTAAGCGTGAGATTGTCCTAGCTATCGCATCAGGTCTAGGTAAGGGTCTGGATAAGGATTCCATCTACGCTAACATTTCTCAGATGGTTGAATTCACAGCTCTAGCTTATAAGCGTCCTGAGAAGGAATTCAACAGGCTTTACAAGGACACTGTTGCCTGGATTCATCACAAGAACCAGATCAAGGTTTTCTGGGATCTTATGGGCGTTGTCTCAGAAGGATCAAATAACAAGAAACTTCAGCAAGGTAATAGAACTCAACTTCCGGGCATCCTTACTCTTGTAGCTTTACTTCAGGCTAAGGACAATGACTCACGAGGATTGGTAGCTTTCAACTTCATGCCTAAGCTTATAACAAGGAGTACTGTTGTTATGTACAACCTTTTGGAAGTAGACAGGTTCTCTATTGCTAACAGATTCAAGGCTTATGATAAAGCAGGATATTTAAACTACGAGAAAGGTGTTCAAGGAGGAGTAGCCTCAAGAGCAGGAATTACACCATTCTTAGGTGAACTTACTCAAGAGCAGATCAATACTGCTAGGGCTACTATTCTAGATGCTTGCCAAGGTGCAGTATTCTTCAATGAACTAAAGGCTGTTCTAGATCTTATCAATTCAAAGCCAGATTACAACGATCAAGCCCTAGAAAATGCTGTAGAGGCTCTTCTAGAGGTATTCGTTCCTCTGGCTACTACTACTGGTGAGGTAGCTAGGAATGAAAGAGCAGTACTTACTGAGGCATGGAATGTCATCAAGACAGAAGAGAAGCTAGCTCATGAGAAAGAGCAGGCTGAAATTACTGAGAAAGTAACTGCTCATATAGCTTCAGGTAAAGGATTCCAGCCTCGTAGAAGGTATCTACAGCCCGCTCAGATCAACGCTGAGGCATCAGAACAATTAATTGATAGTAAGAGATTCCCCACACAGATTGGAAATAAATAATGAATATTGAAGTATCTCAAGCAACATATGATCACCTGATGTTCTGGAAGCAGAGGATGCAAAAAGACTCAAACAATACGGCTGCTGAAATGGCAGACTACTACGCTGAAGACAAAGATGCATTTAAGTGTGAGATTGATTTGGATCTAGTTCTTTCTACTTTAGTCAATGAGCCTCTAGCTCAAAGCTTAAGAAAGCATAGAGAAGAGTATCAGGAATTTACTCGTAAGTATTACAGCAACTATGATCAAAGTTTTAACACAGCTACAGCCCTCTGAGAACTATCCTAAGATAATAGTAAAGCCTCTCGAAAGGGAGGCTTTATTCTTTTATAAAATATTTTTCAAAAGTACCTATTTTACATTACAATTACCGATTTTCTTTATTGTAAGGAAAAGGGATTAAGCCACCCTTACTGACCAATAAGGAAGAGATAATTGTAATGGAAGAATACAAAGAAATGACTTATGAGGAAGCTCTTAACAGTTTAGATGTTAAAATAGGAGCTCTAACCCCAGAGCAAGCTATTGAAGAGCACAGAAGAAATTATGTTATTCCTCAGAAAAGAATGCATAAACAACTCAACACACCTTACAGAGGAATCCCGCCTAAGATGGATGACACAGGTTCACGAGGATCAAATAAGGAAAGAACAAACAGACGAGATTTAACAGTCAATCATTGGGCTCGTCCTATCGGAACTGGCGAACACGCTAAGACTGATAATGTAAGATTTATAGATGGCGATCTTATGGAAGTACATTCTGTGTGCTCTCGTGTAATTGTTTTCTTAGAAGCAAGTACAGATCCTGAAAGAGCAGTAACGTTTACTAAGAAATTAGCTGAGTCAGTTACCCACACTGCTTATGCTATGAGAGTCATTCACTCTAAGAATGATAAATCAGGTATTCATGGAATCTCTCACCTTACTTTATGGAGAAATGGTGTAGGGGCTCCTATCATTGATAGAAAAGATGTCTCTGTAGAGGATTGGCAATTATTGATGGAGAATATCTTGATAGAGCATGAATTGAAAGAATGTGCCAAACTTCGATAACTGCCTAGAGTCTGTCAGCCTGATTTGATAGACTGATAAGACACGTTAATCATGAAAAGGACAAAGATAATGATTACAGTAGAAGACATTAAAATAGAAGAATTAGCCCCAGGACAATACCTTAAAGAAGCCCATGAAACCTGGTGTAAATTAACGGAGAAAGACAAATATATACTATCTCTCATTATTGGAGAGGATGAAGTATTAAAGATAGATCAAAGACATAACCTCATATAAGATTTCTCAAGGGACCTGACTTGCTTAACGGCAGTCAGGTCCCTTTTTTTTGTGTCTGTTTAAAGTTGTGACTTAGTTCACAAAGAAAATTACCTATTTTCAGATAAGTTTACTTCTTATTACCGATTTTATCTTTAACGGAAGAAAAAGGAGATAAGAAATGAACAAGCACAATCTTCCCTTACTACAAGGGATTAAGAAGAAATATATTTTAACAGAAGAAGAGTTCTATGCAATTTTCGGAGATTATCCAGTAAAGGCTTTCATCGTGACAGAGACAGAAGGAGGAAGAATTTATCACCATCTTTCTACTGGAGAAAGTTTCACAGTCATGGATGACTCAGCAGAAGTAAAGACAAGGATCACAGAGTATCTAGAACGAAAGAAAACCTTGAGGACTTACAACAGAAGTAAGAGAGGCTAAGTAAGTGAAAAAGACAAAGAATCAGCAAGAACTTGATAACTACACAATTGAGATGAATAAAGTCAAAGAGAAGATCGCAGATCAAGTACAGCGACTTCGTGTAGTTACAGAAAAACTTAATAACATTATTCAGGTTACAGTTACGTAAGGACAAAGATCATGTTAAAGAATTATACTAAATCAGAAAAAGAATTATGCTTCATGCTATTCCTAGTTTTAGGAGCACCATTCTTCGTAATAGGAATTCCGTACATGCTGTATACAGCATTCAGTATTTTAATCTAATGTAATAAAAGGGAGAGGCAATGTCAATAAGACCTCTCCCTTTAATCTTGAAAGGACAAAGACAATGAAAGACATGAAGGATTTTACTAAATTAGATTGGGCATTGTTCGGCATTGCTTTAATCGTAGCTCTAGCATTCAATGTATGGTCACTGTTCCATCTAGCTACAACTCTATACGCAATCCCAGCTTATCTAGCTCTGACAGCATCACTGATGTTTGATGTTGGAGGACTTTACCTAGGAAGGCTAAGCGATAAGTACGCAGTAAATGGAGAGCATAACCTACAGGTAAAGCTATTCACTAACCTGTTCGTGCTAATCTCCATCTTCCTAACTGCTGCTCACGCTTACCTACTAGGTTGGGGAATTGTAGGAATGATCTTCCTTGGTGCTCCTGCACTGATTGTAGGAATTTTGTTCCACACCTTCCAGGCTTACCGTTCACGTCAGGCAAAGCGTAAGGCAGGAACTTACATTGAGAGCCTTCCCTCAGCCGGAATCTTGGCAGCAGTTGTCTACAAGAAGGAATGGTGGGCAATGATTAAGGCAGGATTGCTAAATAGGATTGCAGCAGGTGAGGCAAAGATTGTAACTCCTGAAATTGCACCACCTATTCAAGTACCTGCAAGTGTAGGAAGTCCGATCAAGGAAGCTCCTAAGCCAAAGGCAGTTAAGGCACCTAAACCTCAACCTGCTATCGCAATGACAATAGAAGAGCCAGAAGTAAAGGTAGCAGAACCTATTGCTCCAGTAGAGGTGAAAGAAGAATTCAAATTCGGTTTTCAGCCAACTCCTTCTTTTACAGCAACATCAGCACGAGGATTAGCATTTGAGGCTTACAGCCAAGATTTCACAGATCCTGATCAAGTAGCAGGATGGATCAATGAAAGAGTAACAAAGCCTGTAACTAAAGTTACAGTTCAGCAGTACTTCTCACAAGCACGTAAGTTAAACAAATAATTAATAAGGAGGGGTTAACTGCCCCTCCTTTCATCTCGACCAAAGGACAAAGACAATGGATGATTTTGAATACTCATTTAGCCGTACTACAGTTTTAACTAAACTTCTTGCAGTTCATGTATGTGCAGTAATTAAAGTTTATAATATTATTTCTGAACTAGGATTAATCCTCACACATCCTATCCTAGCCTGGAATAGAAATGATCCTAAAAGAGAATTACTAGTAATAGAGAAACTACCTGGAGTTACTTCAAAAGTAATCAGTAAGCCTGTTTTCACTACAGTAGAGACTTGTTATAAGTACGTATGTTTTCAAAAAGATGATCAGCCGGGAAGATTCTACATCACTAAGATGTACAACCCCAGAACAGAAGCTGAGGTAAGGATGTTGGAAAGAGATATCAAACTGTTCTTCGATGAGCAAGGACATACTTCTGGAATTTATCCTAATACCTATAGAGAGACTACTGTAGTAAAAGCTCAGCAGCGTACGGGCAATACTTACTATTCGACTAACAAATGACGATAACTAAAAAGGATCAGCAAAAAGGATGTACGACATGTTCGTAGAATGTTCAAGTCATTCCTGATCCACGTAAGCAACTAAAGACAAAGGAAAGGCAATAACCATGAAGGTAGCAGATAAGTTTTCCTGGTGTGATCCTTATAGTGATAATTACCGACCTGAAATTGTTCAACTCATTGAGAATGTAGCTAATTCAAAAGCTAGCTTATCCAAATCAGTATGGCAGATAGAAGTAGACAAAGAAGATATCATCAGTGAACTTTACCTATATCTATTCTCTGATCCTCATATCTTAAGCAATGGAAAAATACCATCAAAGATTCTTCACAGCAGAGCAGCTAATTTCTGTTTCAAGCAAAGAGCTGATCAAGGTGCTGCTATTATAGGAACAGATATTCTCCACAATATCCTAACTGATTTCAACAATATTCCTAGCTATATCCATAAAGTACTCTACGGTCCTGTCTTCACCAAAGCTGGTCAACCTGATGGAAGCTACCTGAGAGCTATTGAACAGGAATATAAGTATAAGAACACTATTGTAGGTAGTTCTAAAAGAAAAACTCTTACAAGAGCTGTGGTAAGGCTTGCAGAGGTTATCAATGGTATCATGGTAGGAACTCCAGATACTATAGACAGCTTAATGACTACTCCTTATACACCTACAATACAGGAACCAGAGACAGAGGATAAAACCTTTAAATCATTTGATGGTCTTTATATGTGTAACCAAGGACATAAATACAGAATTTCTACAGGAGCTAAGCCAGATAATAAGAAGATAGGGAAGAGAGAACACCTAGGTTATTACACATGTAGGTGCGGAAATGTCCTTGAATTAGACACCAGAATCTAAGTAGATGATTTTTTCAGGGATCATCTAAAAATCCTGTATTCGTGGGGAAATACTACAGGAACGTTAGTGCCAGGACATTAGAGCTTTCTCCGTCAGGTTTTCTTTGTCTCTCCTGATGTTTGTCCTGGCACTAACTCAAATGACTTTGAGGCAACAACGCTTCAATAAGATAGATAGGTAGATAGAAATGAAGTTAGTACAAGCACTTAACGGTGATTATGTAAATATCACTCAAGCATCCTCATTCAATGTAGCAGATTTCGGAAACAGAGCTGTTGTGTTTGCTCGTGTAGGAAATACCAGTTATGAGCTGTTCCAGTCATTTGCTTCACAGGAATACTATTTCAAGGCTGCTGAGAGCTATTTAGAAAATTTATTTAATAAACTAGGTGAAGTTCTAAACACTCCTGCAAATGAAATTAAATCAATCTTCCTAGAGCCTCAATATACCTGGACCATTGAGCTTGATGGTGAGATTTTAAGGAAGAATATTAAAGATGTTATGGAGACTAAGCCAGCACCTAAGAAGCGTACACCTCGTAAGAAGGTGACAGGCAATGAGTGATCTACCTGAGAAGCCTTTCTATGATTTGCATCTAGTTATTCCAGCAGAATCTTTACATAGTGCTATTGAGCAAGTAAGTCATCTCAAAGGTGTTGTGTTCTCTGTAAATATTCATACAGCCAAGGGCAAAGTTCCTACGTGCAGAAGTAGAAAGAATGAAGATGGCAACTAAGAAACCACATAAAATAATTGAAGACGTTGAACATAAGCATTGTGGCAAATGTGATTCTTGGCTAACCCTCGAACAATTCAGCTACTCTAGTAAAGCTTGGGATAATTTAAATAATCATTGTAAAGCCTGTAAGAAGAGAGTTAAAGATCAGTGGTATGCAGATAATGCAGAACACTCAAGGGCTTATGCTGTTCAATATAGAGTGGCTAATCCTGACAAAATTAAATCTTACAATGATTCCTGGCTAGCAGCTAATCCTGATTATCATTCAGCTAGGTACGTAGCCAATAAGGATGAAATTACATTACGTAATCGTTTGTGGGTAGAAGCTAATGAAGAAAAGCATCTAGCCTATAACAGAGCTTATACTCGGCAGTGGAGAAAAGATAATCCTTCAAGAGTCAAGTTGCAGAAGCATACAAGAAGGCAAAGAGAGTTTTCAGCTACGGCTGTTCTTACAGAGCAGGAAAGAGCTGAAACACTAGCTCACCTTAATACTATTGCTGAAGATACTTGCTTCTTCTGTGACCAAATAACTGATCCTATGCATGTAGAACACCTAACTCCGTTAAGTAGAGGTGGAACTAATCATTCTTGGAATTTAGTTATGTCCTGCCAGCCTTGTAATAACACCAAATACACTAAGACTGCTGAAGAGTTCATCGGTTCGGATATGCAAGTTTGTGAGATATAAAGGTAAAGGACAATCACCTACTTGCAGAAGTAGTCAAAAGGTTTTACATAACAACAGTAATCCTAGTTATAGAGAAGAAGTGAACGAATGAACGTATTGTTTGAAGACAGTAAGCATATCTCAACATACTGGTTTGAGGGAGACGTTCTCATTACCAGATGTACAGATAAAATATCTGGTGCTTACTGTGAGAATGTCTATGATCCTACTTTCCTGCGTAAAAGGAAATCGAATGAACGATTTTATCAGCACAGTAAATAAAGATGAATTAGTAAACCTTGATGCTATTGAAGCTATCTTCATCAAAAACCCTCCTTCGGTAAATCCTGCCCACCTAGGCAAGACGAAGGATGAGATCAATAAGAATATCACTAGAATAGCTAAGTCATTCAAGGTAATAGCTAGAGGTACTTCAACTTACACATTGTTTGAAGGAACTCTAGAAGAATGTAAGAATTATATCGATACTATTTAAGGACAAAGACAATGAACGAGAATTCACCAGAATTAGAAAACCTGCTTAAAGCTCGTAGAGATTATCTCCAGGCTAAAGGTATTCCAGACTATGCAGCTTACTACATCAGAGTAGGTGGCACTCATGCGTTTATCGAGCTACATAGTTCTGAATTAGAAAATCCTGAATATAAGCCTCATGGATGGGAGCATGATCCTGATGCCCCTCTTGCAAAACTAGCAATGAAACGAACTGCTAATTAATCTGGCACTTAGCAGTTAAGCCCTGGCAAGTTGTTGTGCTCCTTCAACGTTGCTAGAACTGTCATAAGTTCACCAGGGCACTTATACTGGTAATGATTCCAGTAGAAAAGAAAAGTCAGCTAAAAGACTAGCTTGGCTATTATCAAAGGACAAAGACAATGAACGAAGACAAAGAAATGATTGCATTCCAGAAAGCATCAGAGAAGGTAGCTAAGGCTATTGATGCTATCACCAAAACTGAAGAAGATCTTTGGGTTATGTGTGAACCTGCTCTAGGTATGGAAGTAGTAAGCCTTAAGCACGAAGGCATCACTTATCAGATTTATGCAATAAGAAACTAAGCAATAAGCCCTAGTCACTACAGGTGTGAGCATTCAATTGCTGCTAGGGCTCTTTTTTTATTTATAGGAAATATAAGGAGGTGAACAGCTATGGCACTAGATCCAGTAAAGATTGAACGTGATAGGAATATCATTAATGATCGTATTAGAGGCTTTACTTATGCAAAGCTATCAGAGAAATATGGTATAGAGGAATCAGCCTGCTACAAGATTGTCAAAAAACATACTGATGCCATGATTAAGCCAGCAGCAGAAGAGTTGGTTAATCTAGAAATCAGTAGACTAGAAAGACTTCTTACTGCGCTAGATCCAAAGATTGAAGCTAATGATACTAAGGCTATAGAAGTAGCTATCCGACTATCTGAATCCTTAAGAAAACTAACTGGTGTAGATGCAGCTATCAAGCTTGAAGTAGAACATTCCACATCCTCAGCAATAGCAGCACTCGAAGAAAAGCTTCGTAAAGCCGCTCAGATTAACGTAGACGAGACAGAATAAAAGGAGGCTAGATGGGACCGTATGATTTCATTGATCCTCTCAATTTTAATGCATTGGAGTATCTAGCATCAGGAGGATTGCTAGGGCGCAAAGATCCTGCTCTTGGTAAGGAACTGATGCTAGAACTTCTTAACCCTGATTTGCCTGAGAATTACAAGTCAAAGATTCGTAAGACACTAACCAAGAATGATCCAGTATTGTTCAGCCTTATCTATCTTGATAAACATATCAGCGATGAGCAAGGCAATGTTACGTTCTCTCGATTCCATCTAGATACTCTAGGTTGGGCAAGAGATGTTATGCCTCATGCTGACTCATTGCCTATTAGTGAAAAGCGTATGGCGTTCATTGCGCCAAGACAAGCAGGTAAGTCAACTATTCTGTTCTTAATAATTCCTACATGGTCACTAGCATTTAGACATCAGAAGTTCATTACAGCTTTCGGTGCAAGTGCTGAGCCTATCGAAGATCACTTGAAGACTTTCAGAGATGAGATGGCTACTAATGAATTGTTGAGAATGGATTTCCCTAGACTCACTACACCAAAGGTAGACAGGTCTAGCCTTTACCATTCACAGTCTAATGTAGGTTTCAGTGCTAAGGGACTTGATAGGACTACTCGTGGGGCTAAATTAGGTACAGAGGGTACGAGACCTACAGCTATTCTCTTTGACGATGTTGAACCAGGAGAGAGTAACTACTCTGATAAAGAAATTGAGAAGCGTAAAACAACAATTCTCAATGACATTATTGGTGGAGATCCTTCAGCAGTAGTCAACTTTGTTGGCACCGTTACTCGTGCAGGTTCTATCATGCATGACATCTTGCGTACACAAACTGAGAATGAAGATGTGTCTTGGGTAGCAGAACAGCAGATTGCCTGCCGTTACTATCCTGCTCTCATTACTAATCCTGATAGTAGTAAAGTAAGCATGTGGCAGAATAACAGCCGCGAGGAGTGGACCACTGAATGGATGCTAGCTAATGAAAAAACCAATCAGTTCCAAGTAGAGAAAATGAACAACCCAATGGGTAAGCAAGGTAAATATTGGAGCCTAGATGATATTAGGATAACTCCAGAAGATAGAAAGAATTTACCAGGGACCCGATACATACTTATGGTTGATCCTTCCATTACTACTAAAGAATCATCTGACTGGACTGGGTTGGCAGTAGTAGGTTACACACCAGCTATGGCAGGAAGAAATCCACAGATAGAGATCATAGCTTCACGACGAGTAAAGCTAGTTAATGAGGATCTTCGCATGCATGTTATTAAGATACTCAATGAGTTTCCTGATATCAGATATGTCAGGGTTGAAGTCAATCAAGGTGGAGACTTATGGGGAATAGCTCATAAACCTCATGAACCTCGTAGCAAGTCTGGAGTATTCCATCATTTACCAGAAGGTGTAGGACTGATGATAGGTACTACTACTTTGAATAAAGAGATTAAATTTGCTCAGGCTCATGACTTCTATCAGAAGCCTGGATTTGATATTTATCATCGTGAACACTTCGGGGAATTAGAAAGAGAATTGATTGAGTTTCCTAAAGCTCGTTGGGATGACTTAGCAGATGCTTGTGTGATGGGTATATTATATTTCCTTAAACCTGCTGCAAGTAAGAAGATTCGTACAGGTTCTACAGAGTACAGCTATCTCTAAAAGGTTTTACATAACAACAGTAGAACCTAGTTATAGAGTTCAAAAGGTTTTACATAACAACCTTACTCCTTGTTAAAAGGTTTTACATAACAACAGTAAAACCTTGTTAGATAATACTAGTCCACGAAGGAGGACACATGAGTATACAAGACACAGTGGCTGGTGTTATCGCACTAGATGAAGCACGAGCTAATTATATTGAAGCAGAAGAGATGTATTCTGGTACTGCTTCTGAGACTTTCGCCAACTCTCAAATTGAAAGAGAAATTGCTAGAACAGGAGCTATGGGTAAAGTAAACCTCGTTAAAAGGATTACTTCTACTGTAGCTAATAGGATTAAACTTTCTGCTGTGACAGTTCCTGAAGCCTCTGAGGAGGTTAATAGCAGATTAGATTTAATTCGTGAAGCTAATGACATGGATGTTTATGAAAAGATTTTAATCAGGAAAACATTAATGTACGGTGATTCCTATATTACTGTATGGAATATTGATCCTGACGACGATACTGAAAATGATAGCATGCGAGAAGCAGGAGTGAGCCTTGATTATAATTCTCCTCTAAGTATGCGAATGATCTATGATCCTAATAATGAACGTAAAGCTTTGTTTGCTATTAAATCATGGTCTGAAGGTAGTAATGAGAAAAGAGTACGTAGAGCAGATGTGTATTATCGTGATCGTGTAGAGCGCTACATTACTGTCCAGCCTAATGTCAATGGTCATAAACCTGAGCAATGGATGTCATTTGATGAGGATATTATCAATGAGACAGGTGAGATTGTTTCTGATAATGGAGTTATCTTTCATGATTTCGGTGAGATTCCTGTCATTCATTTCCGTACTGATTTAACTTATGGAACTCCTGAAGCTATTGATGGTTATTCTCTACAAGGAGCTATCAATAAGGCTTTGGTTACTTTAGTAGCAACTATTGAGCGTACAGGATATCCAGTCAGATATAAATTGATGTATCCAGAAGCAATCCTAGATAACACTGCTGAGCAAGATCCTGATTGGGATTTGGATGAGACAGTTCCTAGTTCTCCTGTAAAGCAGGCAGCAGCTACTAAGGATACTCCAGGTGCTGTTAAGGAAGAGCATGGAGTGAAAGATATCAAGGAATTCTCTCCTGCTAATCCTGCTGTATTCTTAGATCCTATTATGAGCTTTATTAAATTAATGGCTCTTGCTACTGAGACTCCTGCTTATGAGCTTAATCCTCAAGGAGAACAACCATCAGGAGAGAGCCGTAGGCAGGCTGACAAGCCTCTAGAGGCGAAAGTAAATGATAGGCAAGTATTCTTACGTGGAAGCTTTGCCAACCTTTACAGAATTGCTCTGAAAGCTGTAGATATTATTGTCAAGAAAGTTGATATCCAATGGGCTCCTACTTCACCTATCAATGATGCTGAAGGCTGGGCAACTATCAAAGCTAAACAAGAAGCTGGAGTTCCTGTAACTCAAGCATTAGCTGAAGCTGGATATTCTGAAGACCTTATTGCTGAGTGGACAGATAATGTTGCTGAGGCTACTACTTTGACTGAGAAGCTTGAGTATCTGTCAAAGATTGCTACTGCTATGAAGGATCTAGGATCTGCTGTGACTATGCAGGTTATTTCTCCTGAGCAGGTTGAGACTATTGTAGATTCTTTGATTGCTTCTCTTGAAGGTACAGAGTGAAAAGGTTTTACATAACAACAGTAATCCTAGTAATAAGATAAGACACCAGAATTGATATAGAGGAGTAATTATGACAGAACCATTCAACAGCTCCTCTATATCAATTGAGGAAGACTTAGCATCACAGATTTATGAGAACAGTACCAATAGAATTATTCAAGATATCATCAGGCAAGTACGTGAAATTATTACAGCCATCCTGATTGCAGAATCACTTGATGGTGAAGAATTGAAGGCAAGAATTATCGAGATTGTCTCTCGCCTTAAGCCTAACATTTCTCAGGCTCCTGTTATTACTGCTGTACTAGAAGGATTGAACCTAGGAATTGCTCAGGCTGGTATTGATGATGTCATTCCTACACCAACAAACAAGCTGGCTAAAGCGATTACCAAAGAGCTATTTTCTTACAATAAGATTATCAAGGCTACAGCTAAAGATGCATTGAGATTAGCTAAGAAACTTCCTGCTGAGGATGGTTACGTAGACACTGTTCTTGTAGCCGTTAAGGCTGTTGAGAATAAAGCTAACAGGTTTTCAGCAGCAGTAGCTAATAGAGCACAGGCTGAAGGAACAATACTTGTAGCTAAATCTAACGGTACTAAATTGGTGTGGGTTAATGAGCTTAAAGCTTGTTTACATTGCCTTGCTTATGCAGGTCGTGTAGTAAGCCCTGATGAGCCTTTCGGTACTCATACCTATGCTACTAAACCTCTGGATATCAATGCATTAAAGCTAGAGAATCCTGATGGTGTTACAGGTCCACCACTTCATCCTCATTGCCGTTGCAGGCTAAGGATATGGGATGGTCCTGATCCTAGGAATCCTGAAGATATTCCAGAACGAAACAACAATGTAACTTTCCCTGAAGCATTGCAGCGTGAAGCAAGACGTGCAGTTCTTCGAGGTGATTCTAATTATGACAGCTTGCCTACAAGATTAAAGGCAGCAGATAAGCTACTGACTATAGGTGCGAATCTTCCTAAGACTGTGGAGAAAAGAGCAGCTAGAGCCGTAGCGAATAAACAATTCCCGGGTCGGGGATAGTCCGTGTCGGATATGAGAGGAAAACAAATGTCTGAAGAAGTAGTAGAAGAGCAGAATACAGAAGAAGTATCTGAGGAAAACAATCCTACAGAGACAGAGGAATTAACAGTAGAGCAATTAAAAGCTGAATTAGAAAAGAAAGAAAAGGCTTTAAAGAAAGCTAATGCTGAACGAACAAGATTAGGTAAGAAGATCAAAGAAGCTCCTGCTGAAAATAATGATCAGCCTGTTCTTACTGAGGCAGCTAAGAAAGCTTTTGTTGTATCTGCATTGAAACTTAAAGGATTAGATGATTCTCAGGCTAAGAAGTTTGCTCGTCTGGTCGATACTTCTAATATTGAATTAGACGATGATGGTGATGTAGTAGGAATTGACCTTGATGAGATTGAGGAAGACTTCCCACAACTATTCAATACAGAAACTGCTCCTGTGAAAAAGAATGGTGGACGTAAGCCAACTACAGGAGATAAATCAAGTAGTGCTATTCCTCCATCTGGGCAAAGTGACGTGACAAAACAAATGCTCAAGATGGCTAAATATAATTGATTTCTTGTCCGTGTCGGGTAAGAACTCCTGCAATTGGTGCATAGATTATTCCGTGTCGGAACTCTAGCAAGATTGCATTTCAGCCCTTTGTCAGGGCATTCGCCAATACGACAATGGGTTCAATGCCCATATCCAGTGCCTAATGTAAGGAGAAAATCTCATGGCACGTGAAACTTATGAAAACTGGCTTCCAGATGAGAAGGCAACCAATGTTATTCAGGTTGCTAATAAAGGTTCAGCTATTGAGCTTGTAGCTCGTAGAGAAATTATGGCTTCCGATACCAAGCAGGTTCCTCGTTCAGGTGGATTCACTGTAGGTACTGTAGCTAAAGGTGCAGCATACGGTGAAAGCACAGCTACTAACGATTATGTAGAGCTTATTGCTCGTAAGATCGGTGGAGTAGAGCGTGTAGCTGTAGAGGATCTAAATGATTCTACTACTGACATCCTAGAGGCAAAGCGTGTAGATGCAGCAGTTGCTATGAGCAAGTTCTTCGACAACGCTGCTCTTGGTGTTAAAGCTGTTGGTAACGGTACTACTATTCCATTCAACTCTGTTTATTACTCAGTAACTCAGAATGATTCTGCTGTAGGCTATACCGCTAACGCTAACCTTGTTGCTACTGCTGGTGCTACTACTTATGCAAAGATTCTTACTACTGTAGGTCTTGTAGGTGCAACTGACTGGGCAGAAGATCTAGTAATCATCGCTCACCCATCATTCCGTTACGATATTCTAGGACTTACTGGAAACAACGTACCTCTATTGCAGAACGCTGTAACAGAAGGTTGGGAAGGTCAGCAAATCCTCGGTATTCCTACTGTATGGACTACAGGAGCTAAGGTATCTACTACAGCTACTGCATCTACTACTACTGCTTCTGGTGTTGCTGGAACTGCTGGTAACCCGCTATTGATCGTTGCTAACCGTAACTTACTCATCAATGGTGTAGCTAACCTTCCTGGCGTTTCTGGTGGTGCTCCTGGTTATGCTCTTCAGCTACCTCAGAACGGTTCTGGATTCTTGACTGACGAAGCTCTTATGAAGGCTTCTATGCGTAGAGGATTCGCTCTAGGTAATGTTAATGCCGTAGCTGTTCTTGAGAAGACTTCTGCCTAATTCAACCTTTCGCAGATATGAAGATGTACTAGGATCAAAAGGTTTTACATAACAACAGTAATCCTAGTACATCCTTCTACTTCTCAAACTATTCCTTTAGGAGGAACTAATGGCTAAGGATACTAATAAGTCAGTTAAGGTTAAAACTGCTCTTGCAGAAACTACCGTGACTGGAATAGAAGAAAATAAAAAAGATACTTCTCTTCTCTCTGACGGATCTGTTGTTGATTTTGAAGGTGCTCACCGCAGCCCTGACAACATGAGTCTTTCAGTAGAGAAATCAGATAATACTGTTGAGACTGCTGAACCTACTGGTAACACATATCAGAAGGTATTCGTAGTTAATCATTATGATCCTGATTATGAGGATCAGCATGCAGCTAATAAAGTTGCCGTTCTTCAGGAAGCTCTCAATAACGGATCACATCCTATTGCAGAGCCTACTTTTGATGGCGCTAAGAAGAACAAAGACGGTGTCTCTACTGATGTTTATTACTCAGTCAAGGTAAAACCTGCTGAGGAGTCTCCTACATCTGCTGAAACTGTAGCTCCATCGTTTTCTGAAAATATTAAATAATGAGAGGCGGTTGTCATGGCATGGATTTCCAAAGCTGAGGCAGCCGCCCTTATTTCTGTAGATGCTTCTAACATTACTGATGCAAATCTAGCTATGGCTGTTTCAACCGTAGAAGCATTCATTAATCGTGAAGTTGAAGATATTCCTTCTATTAATGAAAGAGATCTTCGCAGAATTAAGAAGGCGATTGCTTGGCAGGCTATATTCTTAAATGATCAGCCTGATTATGGATACAGAACTTTGATCAATTCAGCTTCTGCTGATGGACAATCATTCCAAATGGTTAACGCTGCTGGCGGTGGAGTAGATATAGCAGCACAGATGCTGCACCCTATCACTATTCGCTATCTACGTAATCTTACCTGGAAGCGTCAACCTATAGGAGTAGATAAAACAGCTACTTTGATGGGAGCTTATCAATCATTTTTGAATGAGTCTTCTGATTCAGATCATGGATGGGAGAAGCTTGGATGAGAAGTTTAGCTAATACTACAGTGCAATTAGTATCAGCGAGTAATCAAGATGAGTATGGTGATGTTGTAGCTGGAGAATTAATAGGTAATCCTTTTCCAGTTTCCCTTATTGAGCGTAGGCAGTTAGTAGCTGATCCTTCTGACAATACAACTCCTACTTATGTTCGTTACGCTGTTATGCGTTGCAGATCAAATATAGAAATAGAAGTAGATCAAATACTGACAGATCTTAAAACAAATAAGAAATGGGCAGTAGATGAAGTGACTCAGTTATTCAATCCTATGACAGGAATGGATTTACGATGTCAGTTAAGACGTGTGTCATCATGAGACTAGACGATGGTTTCGTAATACTAAGTACCCGTAACTGGACGACAGGCGGGATGATTAACAATGGCTAACTTTGAATTAGATCCTCAAGGATTTACTCACATTAAAGGCAACACAGCATCAGTAGTAAAGCAAGTCCTAGAAGATATTGCTGATGATGCTAGAAGACTGGTTCCTAAAGATACTATGGAATTACATGACTCTATTGAAGTTGCTTATCGTGAAGGTGCTACAGAAGGTGCTGTAGTCGTAGGTACAGATCATTGGGCTGCGACAGAGTACGGATCTGAGCCCCATATCATTGAAGCCAAAGGTAATTACTCTCTTCATAATCCAGAAACAGGAGAGTATTACGGCAGGGTTGTTAATCATCCTGGAACTCCTGAGCAGCCCTTCTTAAGACCTTCTTTGTATAAAAGAAGGAAGATAGAAGATGTTGCCTAGTCCAGTTACGGGTTTATTTTTGTTTGGAGGTGAATTGATGGCAGACCTACTGCCTAATGCAGAAATAGTAGTAGTGAGCTATCTCAAAGCCTTGAACGTTGCAGGAGATGCTGTATCTACTGATCTTCCTGGACCTGATAAGAATGGTAATTACCCTTGGCAGGATACAGGATTCATTCGAGTAGGTTCTATTTTTGAAGATATCAACTACTACACAACCAGACGTGAAGCTGTAGCAACATTAGAGTGCTTTGCTTATACACCTAACGCAGCTAAACCACCGTACCCTAGAGCTAATTTATTAGCAGAAAAAGTGGTTAATGCAACTTTACCTAATCAATATTTTAATCCTGTCAGAGGAGCTATAGAGCTACCTAGTCGCTATTATCCAGTATCTATTCTAGAAGCGACTATCACAACAGGACCACGAAGAGATTTAAGAATTATACAAGATACTAGAGCTGTTTACATGCTCGATTTAAGAATCCTATGGGTAGCTTTACCTATATCATGAAATGAGGAATAAATTATGGCTAATGCAGGAAACTTGCTAGTCTCTAATGCAAAGATTTGGGTAGCTCCTTACGGCTCAACTCTTCCTGCTGAAACTGAGACAGCTCTTCTAGCTAATCCTTCAGCTCCATTTGCGAGCCCTGGATTTACCAACGGTGGTGTTACGTGGAATCAAGAATATGATTTCACAGAGTACCGAGCAGATCAGGTAAAGATCGCTCTTGGTGCTGCTAACACTGATATGACAATTACAGTTGAAATGACTCTAGCTGAAATCACTCTAGCTAACCTAGCTTATGTGCTAGCAGATGGAACTACTGATGCAACTCTTGATACTAACAAGGTTACTAAGTTCACTCCTGCTGCTATGAATGATTTCCAGATGCCTTATATGACTCTGATCCTAGATACAGATGCTCCATCTGGTCTACAGGGCATTAACAAGCGTCGTAGAATCGTTTTCAAGCGTTGTCTACCTACTTCCGGAACTGAACTAGCTTATGGTCGTGAGGATCAGCAGGGTCTACCTGTAACGTGGACAGTTTATGGAATCGATGAAACAACTGCTCCTTATTACATCCTAGAGCAGACTGCTAGCTAAAGACGATTGTGGGGCTGTTCTGAAAGGCAGGCAGCCCTACTCTCTTAACTAGGAACTACTGTTGTTATGTAAAACCTTTTGAACTCTATAACTAGGCTTTCACTGTTGTTAGTCAGAAAAGTCAATGAACGAATGAAAACGAGAGAAGGAAAGAAAATGGCTACACCTAAGAAGAAGACAAAAACTCCACTACATTTCGATGTACCTACTACTACACCTGAACGTACTTATGTACTTTTCACATGGGGAGACAAAGAATTTAAAACTTATGAATCTCAGGATATCTCTCCTATTATCATGACCAATACTCTAGAGATGCTTACTGATGATCCTTTCAATGCCATGATCTATGCGCTGAAGGAAACTTTCGGAGAAGAGCAGTACAGAGAATTCACTAAGCTTCAACTTTCTCCAGAAGCCTTCAAAGCAATTACTACTGAGGTAATGCAGCATCTAGCATCAGGATTGCTAGAGGAGGAAGTAGACCAGGGAAAAGCCTGATAGATTTTTATATCAACTTAAGCTATCTCATTATGAAGACCATGATCCAGGATAGTAATCATTGGATCATGCCCTTTATTCGCCAGATTAGACAGATAGAATATTTCTCTGATTTTAAAGATGAAGTCATGGCTGATTTTATGTTCATCGCTAATGTAAGAATCAATCCTGATGACGATGATTATGCTGGAATGAGTTCTAAGCAATTCTTCGCACTTATCAAGCAATTGCCAGGATATGACGGAGCAGTAAAGAGGCGATTCATAAGAGAGTATGAACTATCAAAGAAGAAACAACAGCAGAAGATTGCTGGATTAAAGAAGCCTAATGGTGATTATAACTGGACTCTTCTTGCGAAGATGTCTAATGGTGGAAAGGGTCTAGAAATGGGAAGTGATCCGAATGAATGAAGGAGGTGGCTAATGCAGCCAGGATTTAATGTAGGTCATGGAGTCATCTCCGTTTCAGCAAGTATTGATAAAGATCAGATTGCTAGAGCGGTAGGGGATGCTGGTAAAAGAGCAGGACAAGGATTAATCAAAAGTATTGCTGAAAACCTCAAAAGAGATAAAGGAGCTACTGTTGCTGCTGGATCTGCTGGTGAGGAAGCAGGAGAGAGCTTCGGACGAAGATTTAGTTCTAAAGTGAGAAGTGCTGCTGGCAGTGCAAGTAAAAGCCTATCCAGCGGTCTAGGTAAGATGGCTGGTCCTGGAATTATGGCAGCTTTACTACCTGCTATGACTGCTGCTGGTCCTTTACTGGGATCTGCTTTAGCTGTAGGTATTGGTGGAGCACTTATTGCAGGTCTTGGTGTAGCTGGTATTGGTGCAGGTATTGCATTAGTAGCTAGTACTCCTGAAGTTAAAGGTGCTTTTGATGGATTGAAGAAAACTGTTACTAATGGATTGAAAGAAGCTGCTAAGCCTTTCATTGGTCCTGTAGTACAGTCTATTGGAATCTTCAAGAAAACCTTTGATCAGGTATTACCTAGTATTCAGCGTATGTTTCAATTCCTTGCTCCTTATGTTACTCAATTTGCTAAAGGTATTAGTGACACAGTACTGAAAGTAATGCCTGCTATTGAGAATGTTGTCACAAATTCTGGTCCTTTGTTATCAGGAATGGCTTCAACTATAGGTAAACTAGGAACAGGCGTAGCTGCCTTCCTTGAAGGAACTGTAGGGCTGTTCAATAAGATCAAAGCTTTATGGTCTGGTAATGGCGGAGCAGGACCATTCAGTAATCTACCTTTGATTATCGAGAAGGTAAAAGCTCTGGGTGGAACTTTCATGAGTATTTTCAATGATATTAAGCAAGTATTCATGGATAATAAAACACAATTCCAGACTTTAATTAATTTTGTTATGGGTCTTTCTAACATCTTATGGTCTGCTGTGGGTCCTATTTTTAAAGCCCTTGGTGTGGCTATCAAGGCTGTTATAGGCATCCTTGGTGGACTGATTGATTTCTTCGCTGGTGTGTTTACAGGAGACTGGAAGCGTGCTGGAGATGGAATCAAGAAGATCTGGTTCTCTTTGTGGGAAGGTATTAAAGGTATTCTCAATAATGCCGCTGCTGCTTTGAAGAATATTACATTCGGTATTTGGAATGGTATTAAAGGTTCTGTTACAGGATTCAAGAATTGGTTTGTCAACGGCTGGCGAACTATGTGGACTAACGCTAAGAATGACGTTACTAACATAGGAACTAGCATTAAGAATGCTGTTACTAACCTAGTCGATTCTATTAAAACTAAATTCAACGCCTTCAAGAACAATACCATTACTGCATTCACTGCTGCTAAAGACGGTGTTGCTAAGGTATGGAATAAATTAAAAGAAGTAGCTAAAGCTCCTGTTAATTTTGTTATTGATCCAGTGTATGCAAACATCAAGAATCTTTGGAATAGCATTGCCTCTAAAGTAGGATTAAAAGAATTACCTAATATTGCCAAGTTTGCTAAAGGTGGTATTGCTCCTGGTGTAGGTAGTAGAGATACCGTTCCTGCTATGTTAACTCCTGGTGAAGGTATTTTAACTAAGAAAGAAATGAAGAAGATAGGTGGACCTAAAGGCTTTGCAGCTTTCCGTAATCAACTTCAATACTTCAATGACGGTGGAATTGTTGGATGGGTTAAAGACAAGCTAGGAGGGGCTGTACGAGGTGGACTTTATTCAGGTGCTAAGTCTGTAGCCGATAGATGGGTTTATCCTTTTATTAATCAAATGCAAGGTGGAGATGGCTTTGAAGGATTAATGAAAGCTGGAGCTAATACTCTTATCGACAAAGCTTTAAGCTGGATTAAAGGTGATGATAAGAAGAATGCTCTACACTTCGGTAATTATCCATCTTCTCCTTCTGCTCAAAGAGGTGACTCTGGTGTATGGAGAAGCGTTGTTAAATTAATCAAATCAGGACCGAAATCAGGTTCTTTTGGTAACGCTTATCGTCCTGGTGACCCTCTATGGCACGGTTCAGGTAGAGCGGTTGACTGGATGGGCTATAACCAAGACGCTTTGGCATCATTCTTAGCAAGTAAAAGACCTCTAGAATTGATCCACAGAACAAATAGACGAGATTATGCCTACACTCGTGGTCAGAATATGGGTAGCTTTGATAATCCTCTTATGGAAGAACACCGTAATCACATTCACGTAGCCATGGATAAAGGTGGAGTTATTCCTCCTAAATCTACAGCGATGGTTACTAACGCAACCAGTGATAAAGAATTTGCTATGACTGTTGAGCATCTTAAAGGAGTTGTAGGGGCTACTAATATCTATGCTACTTTGAATGTGAATATGGAAGACCTCGATAGTGTAGCTAAGCTTATTGATGTTATTGAGCAACTACCTCGTGCACTACAAGCAGGAGTACAAACAGCCTACTAAGGAAGGAATGAAAGAATGGGTGTTCTCACTCTGAACCCCATTAGTATTTACAATTTCGGTAGAGGTTCTTGGGGAGCCTCAACAGGTACTTTAGGAGCCTCTACCGTCAATTCTACTAATGGTGTGTATGCAAGACTTAACTCACAATACCCTAATGTTACTAATGGAGCTTCTTTGAAGTTTAAAGTAGCAGGAGGACAACTTCCTGGTGGAGCTAAAGTAGAATATATGAGACCAGGATTCGTTATTAAAAGCACTAACATAGTATCTCCTGCTGGAGAAGGTTATTTCCGTGCCATGATTCAAAACATCCGTGGAGGAAATGGTAAAGGATCTAATGCTGTTACCTGGTCAGGACAATTGAAACTCACTACTTCTTTTTCTACTATCTATGGAGTCAGTGAGAAAACTACTAAATCAAACAATATCGTCTACGGTGATGGATCTATTACCCAGACAGATATCAACAGCCTTGTCGTAGAAGTATTCGATATCGTTAATCCTGTAGTGCAGATTGATAGAATGTGGATTGAAGTTTCTTATGATGAAAAGCCAACTATCAGTATCAATGCACCAGGAACTATTTCTGAGACTACTTCTCCTATCATTACTTTCGACTATGACGATGACAAGATGCCTCTTGATGCTATTGACGTTGAATTGTACAACGACAGTGGAGTATTGCTTCATGAGGAATCTAAATTATCTATTGACTCACCATCTTATCCTATTCCTATTCAATTAGATGATGGTGACTATTCTATTAAGATTCGTGCTTATCAGCAATGGAATTATGCTGGTGAAGCTCCTGTAAGTGATTGGGATACTGAATATTTTAGTATCAGCATAGGTCGCCCGGCTGTACCTGAATTTACTGCTACGCCACAGGCTAATTTAGCTCGTGTGAAATTAACAGTAAAATCTAATCTGAACCTTCTTGGCACTGATGCTGCTGAAGGTGCTCCTGCTGCCTGGAATGATGTTACTAATGGAAGTATTTATACAGGAGCTACTTATCAGGATACAGCAGGTGATAGAAGCTTGACTGTTGAATTAAGTAATGGTGCCAGTACTACTAAGGTCTATATGACTGGTCAATTGGTTCCTGTTACTGCTGGTGTTTATTATGCCTTTGGATTCAATGCTAGACCGTTTACCGGTGATCCTGCTGTGAATGTGCAGGCATGTATCAGATGGATTGATGTTAACGGTGCTACAGTCAGTGATACCTATGGTACTAATGCTCTAGAAATATCAGGTCAATGGAAGGCTGTTGTACATTATCAGCAAGCTCCTGTAGGTGCTGTTTATGCTAAACCTTTCATTACTATCAATGATAATACTCTAGGAGCTTGGCATTATATCGATGCTATACAATTTGTAGCACAGGCTACTCTAGCAGAACCTTTGCCAGCATGGTCACGAGGAGGATTCACACAAGATACCAGTATTAATCTATTAGCCTACGGTGATTCTACTCTAGAAAGTACTTCTCACTGGACTGCTGCTGAGCCTGATGTAGGATCTAGGGCTGCTTTAGTAAGTGTAGTTAACACTACTGCTGAGACAGCTTCTTCAACAGAACGTTATCAAGGTGACAATATGTTGAAGATAACTACTGATGGTACGTTGATTCGTAGAGCTATCGGACCTAACTTCTCTGCCACTACTGCTATATCTATTGGTAAGGGAGCCACTGAAGATGGCGATTTGATGATAGTATTTATCCAAGTACAGGGAAATACTACTACTGTAGCTACTCCTGCTGGATGGACTCAGCTAAGTTCTGCCACAGGAACTTCTCAGAGAATTTATATCCTTTACAAATTCGCTAGCTCAGAAGCCTCTACATTGACATTCACTGCCTCAGCATCAGGTAAACATGCTATTGCTTTGTATGTATGGACTGGTATTGATACAACAACACCTGTTGATAACTTTGCCTTCTCTTCTGCTGTAGCTTCTGTGGCTGCTAACACACCTGTTTCTTTAAGCAACGTTACTGTTCCTCATAATGCCCCTGTTATGCAGGGATTCTTCGGTCGTTCTGTAGCGAGAACCACTACTGTAAGCTTTACCAGCAATCTAGGAGGAACTAATGATATTCTTCTTTCCTCTACTAACAATACTGCTGCTGAAACTGCTACAGGAATGTTCTCAAGGAAATACAATACTGGTTCAACTACAGCTTTGTCATTAACAGGTAGGACTCTTACTTGTAATGCAGCTACGACTGATGTTATTACAGCTAACGTAGTTCTTCGTCCTGACAGAAGCACTGTAAGAGCTACCTTGAAAGATTATGAATACTATGAGTATGACAACACTAATACTTATGTTGTTCAAGCTGCTGTTTATGGTGCTGATAATGGAACTACATTGAATTCAGCTAATAGAGCTGTTAATTATATTGTTGACCTTTATGACAATAACAAGACCTACATCACAGGTTATCTTGTAGGAACTACGACAGGTGGAGTAGGAATCTGGAAGAAATTGACAGGTACGTTGAATGTCAACCAGCCTACAGCTAAATTCATGACAGTAAGATTAGAAGTAGATCAGATAACTGATGCTGAAGCTTATTACTTCGATGCTATCAGCCTTTATGAAGGTCCCACAAACCTAGGCTATGTCGAAGGATTCAAGCAAGTAGACGGACCTTATCTGGAAGTTGAATATTCAGAAGATAATGGATTAGCCTGGATGACTCAAGACGATGTTGATTCTATCTGGATGATTCAAAGAATAGAGGATTTCTCAGACGCTACTATTGAATTCTACGATTATGAAATAGCCAGTGGAGTTAATAGGATCTATCGTTTCTATAACTGGAAGATGGAAGAGAATAACCTTGTACAGTCTGATTATTCAACTACTGTGCAATCAGGTATTACCTTCTACAGGATCTGGATGCACCTTGTAGCCGATCCTGCTGGGACTATTTATCAATTCATCTATGATGGAGCAGGTAGAGATGATAGTTACGATAAAGTGCCGACAATTCTGCAATTCACAGGTCGCCAATATGGTCAAGTATATTTCGGCGAGACTGTAGAAAGAACTATTAACGCTAATGTTCAATTACCTGATTTAGCATCAAGTGCTGCTCTGACTAAACTTGACAGAGGTGATTCTTTGATTATCTTCCGAGATGGTAGAGGAAGAAGAGTAAAAGGATTGCTATCAGTAAAGTTCAGTGATGAGATGTATGGACAGGTAGCTAATATAACCGTACAAGTAGCAGGACTACAACCCTAATAACTAGGACTTACTGTTGTTATGTAAAACCTTTTAACAAGGACATAGGTTGTTAGTCAGAAAAGTCTTGCAAGAGAGTGTAGTAACAAGGACTAAGGTTGTTATGTAAAACCTTTTACTACACTCTCTTATCAAGGTACTACTGTTGTTATGTAAAACCTTTTGAAGAAAGAAGGAATGATCATGCCAAGGAAGAATCAAAGCTTAACACCAGAAGAAGTAGAAGCTGAAGAAGAGGCTAGAAAGAAAAGAAGGAAAAAAGGAGAGGAAGATCCTGACGCTAATCCTCAAACTGATCCACCTCCTGCAATCCCTGACAACCCAGGATTACCGCCTGTAGAACAACCTACAGATACTGACGTTACTATTATCGCTACAGGACCAGTAGAGAACCCTGAGATTATCATCATAGAGCACCCTGAGAGCGACGCTGAGGACATAGAAAATAAGGAAGGTAAAGATGGCTAAACTTCCTGTATTGCAATTAAATACTTCTATCATGACTCCTGAATTATCAGCTCTCATTAAAGGAAGCTCAGTAAAAGCTCGATTTAGATTCGAACTTCTTACTAACGCTAATGTCAGTAAAGGTTTCCTTGATTGTGTTCTTGAAGGTGGAGGAGTAGAAAATAATTACTTAGCTGACATTAAAAGAAAATGTAGCTTCATCGTCAGTGAGTTCGGTAATTTTGATCTGATTGATTTCATCAATGACAGAATCAAGCCTTATTATGAGATTTACTCTCCTTATCGTAATGCTTGGCTAGCCTTTCCTCTAGGCGTTTATATGATCAGCTCAGGTACAAGAAATATTGATAGAAAAGTAGTTACCAGAAGTGTTGAAGGATTTGATCTAACTCTTTTATTGAAAAAGAAAAAGCATCTTTCTCGCTATGTCGTACCTGTAGGATCAGATCCTATTGCAATAGTACGATCATTGCTTAATGATGTTGGACTAGAGCATGATATTGTTGATAATCAAGACACTATCAATGACATTACTGCTGTTGAGATGAGTTTTGATCCAGGAGGAGAATATATCTCTACGATCAATGAGCTTCTAGGTACTGTTAATTACCGTAGTCTATGGTTTGATCATAATGGTATCGCTACTTCTGGACCTTATGTGTCTCCTCAAGACAGGTTGATCGAATTAGGCTATGTTACTGATGATGCGTCTATCATTGCTGCTGGGGCTTCTATTGATATCAATCTCACTGATGTTCCTAATGTTGTTCAGGTAGTGGTTTCTCAGCCTGATAGACCACTTATTGTCGGTACTGCTCGTAATGCTAATCCTGATTCTCCTGTCTCTACTGTCAATGCTCCTGAGAATATTTATGTATCATCTGATCAACAGAATATTACTTATGAATTACAAGCACAGGCTAAAGCATTCAGAATTTTAACAGAAATGAATCAAATCTATGAGACTATTCAATTCTCTACAGGTGTAGTTCCTCTACATGGAGATAATACTATGTTAGGTATTACTCATAATGATTTAGGAATCTCAGATCTTTTCAGTGAAGTAGAATGGAAGATTCCTTTTAGATCAGGTGAATTAATGACTCATTCAGCACGAAGGTTGGTGATTCTGGGATGAGATTAACACAATCAGCTAACAGCATTGCTCGTGCTCTAGAAGAGAATAGAAAAGCAAGTCCTAAATATCCTCAAAACCCTGACAGGAGAATAGGTACAGTATTATCTACATACAATCCTGCTGGAGTTGGTTCAGGATTAGTACCTGTTATTTTCGATGGTGAAGATACAGCAGTTAATATTCAAGCAGGAACCCATGCTTTTGCTAATGACAGAGTAGGAATTAACCGTAGAGGAGCTTCCTGGGCTATTGAGGCTAATTACACAACTCCTCGATTAGTCATTTCAAGAATGAAAACATCAGCTACCTCTCGTTCTACTCAAACACTTTCTGCCGATCCTGATATTAGTTTGACACTGCCTACAGGAACATGGTTAGTAGAGATTGATTTTGTCTGGAGTGCAGGAAACACAGGGAAGTTAGCAACAACCTGGACAGTTCCTGCTGATACTGCCTCTAGTGTTCGTCAAGCTATGGGACCTGGACAAAGCTCTGTCTCTGGAGATAACCGAAATGCTGGGTCTACTTCTCGATGGGGATCACATTTTTGGGCTACTTCTATTGCCTTTGCTGGTTCAGGAGATACCTCATACATGACTCACAGAGAGTGGGGAAGTGTCAGTACAGTCACAGGAGGAACAGTTACTCTGAACTGGGCTAGATTTGCCTCTGATACTCCCGCTACCACACTGTATGAAGGAACTACAATAAGAGCTACACGAATTATTTAAGGAGAATTAAATGGAAAAATTAAAAGCAGATGAAAGCAATCCAGTAGATGCTAAGTCAGCGAATTATGAACCTAGCGAGGCTCCTAAGAATTCTGTTCTAGGTCAGCGATCTTTAAAAAGAGGTGATCAGGGAGAGGATGTATCTGCACTACAGCGTAGATTAGGTGTTAAACCTACAGGACATTACAACGAAGAAACTGAAGCTAAGGTGTCGTATCTTCGTAGAATACTCAACCTCAAAGAAGGTTCTGTGGATTCAGAATTCATCAAGAGGATTAAATAATTATAAGCCCTGCTAGATTGGCACACTTAATGCCCTAGCAGGGCTTATTTGTAAGGGTTGCCGATGTTAAATCTGTACCCAACAATAAGGAGGGTCGATGAAATGGTTACACGCATTTCAAGAAAACTAGGCAAAAGAGGTGCAGCTAGCCTCTGGTTCGGTATTGTATTCATCGTGATTGGTTTATCATTCATAATAGGTGAACAGTCTCCCACACTAATGATGAATCTACAATTCCTTACTAAAGTATTGCCACTAGAAGTGTGGGGAAGTATTTGGACACTGGGAGGAATTACTTTCTTAGTGGCAGCATTCTGGAAACGTCTTGAACTCATTGCATTTATGTTGGGAATTGCCATCACAGCTAATTGGGCTGTGGGCTATGCAATTCAAGCTGCAACAGGTGCGTCTTCAAGAGGTTGGGTCAGTGCTGCTATCTATGGATTCTTCTCAGTACTTATCCTCTTAATCTCCACGTGGGCAGAACCTGTTGAGATGGGGGACAAGGAAAATGGATATTAATGCAATTGTTGTTGCGCTTATTGGCTCAGGTAGTTCTCTGTTTTTGTTTTTCCAGAACAAAGCCAATAACAAACGTCTGGCAGCTAATGATCTCAGCCTTATGGCATTAGAGAAGACAAAGCTAGACGGAGTAGCACTGGATCGTGCTAAAGCCCTCTATGAGGGAATGATTGCCCAATTGGAATCTCAAGTAACGAAATTGAGAGCTGTTATCGATGATCTAGAAAAGGATTTAGATGAGGAACGTGAGGAGAACACTCAGCTTAGAGCAAAAAT